TGTCGGAGAAACTGCTGATATATTAGGATTACCCGCCGACCTAACTGGTCTTTACTATGATGTAAGATACGGACAGACTCCTCAAGGTATACAAAGTTTGATAGATCGTTTTGGTTCTGAAGCTCTTGCTAAGAGATTTATGGGTAAAGATTTTCCAGAATTTTCGTTTGAAAATTTTGGACAAGACACCGAAGGCGGAATAGAAAGTGCTGGTAGAGCCTTTGCTCCTGGAGCATTGTTAACAAAGGCGATAGCAACTGCAAGATTAGCAGCTAGAATGAACAAATACCCACCAGACAATGGTGGAGGTGGCTATGCACTGGCGACAGTTGGGACTGGTAAACTGAATCCATTAGACGATGTACCAGAGACAACAGCTGAACGTCTTTACATGACACAAGGTCTTCCAGGTGGTGGACAGGCAAAGAAACGAGAAGAGCCGTTCTTTGATGAACTTACCCCAGACCCCGATGCTAGGTTGACTCCAACTGGCTCTGTCTTTTCTAATTTATTAAATGAGTTGAGTAAAATAGGTGATGAGTCTAGCAGACTTAGTATGAGAAAACCTATAATGAGACCAGAGTTAGATAAAGATGGCAAGGTTGTAAAAGACAACCGTGGAAAAGCCATAGTAAAAGACACTGGTGAGTTTCAAATTAAAGGCATAGATTTTACTAAAAAGCCGACTGGTGCAGAATTATTAGCTTATTTTGAAAATAAGTTGACAGGTGATATAGGTAAAAAATTTGGTGGCGAGGGACTAAAAGATGCTGGTGGTAGTGGATTACAGAGTAGATTGGGTAAAGAAGCTGTAGAATCTGGTTTGATACGATATCTAGAATTGAACCCAGATGAGATTATGACAAAAGAAAAAGTCATTAATTTAGCTAGTTTATTTAAGCCTGAAATAAAAATGACTTCTTATAGTGTTAACAGACAAGCAGAATTAGGTGGTTTGATAAGAGATTTTGAGACAAGAGTAAGAGGTCTAGCCGATGATGATCCCGTAAGAGTTTCACTAACAAATCAACTAGCTCCATTATTGGATGAGATAGAGGAATACAATCGACATAATCCTTGGTCTTTTACAAATGTTCAAAATTTAAAAATTCAAGATTTGGATAGACCAGGCGGTCGTTTATCTGAACGTAATCAAGATATGGTAAGGAATGATAGTCTTACCTTTTTGTTTTCTGGTGGTGAAGGAGAAAATTTATTATTAGGTAAAAAAGCAGATAGCTCAAGTGCAAATGAAATAGATAAGATGATAGCTGAAGTTGATGATTACTTTAGAGCCATGGGTGAGACAACATCTTTAAAAACTTTATTGCCTGGATCTAGACATGGCTTTGGCATAGATAATTATCAAGGACATATAAGAGCTACTGGCATGGATACCATAGATCCAGCCACTGGTAGAAAATATAAAACACTTTCTATAAACGAGATCCAGTCAAACCAAGCAGGCGAAAAAGGTAAAACAGTTGCCGCACAAGATCCAAAGATTACAAGTGAAATTAAAAGACTTCTTGATAAAAGAGCTAAGTTAAATTCTGAAGGTAAGTCTATGTCAGATGCAGAATTAGAACAATTATCAAGACTGGTAGCAGCTTCTGGAAGATTAACTCGATTTGAAAATTTCAATACTTTTTTAAGCGATATAGATGACGGAATACCTTTAGAGGACTTTAAGCCACCAAACGTCATGACAAATAAAAACAGAATGGATGCTTTACAGATTGTGAAAGAAGACAAGAAGTTAGGCACTGGCTTTGTAAATTTAGCAGAAGAAAAAGCAATATTACAAAAACAAGCAGATGACGCGGCGATAATAGCAGATAAAGCAAGAGATGAATTAGCAGGTCTAACTAATTCTGTGACAGATATGAAAAGAGCTTTTTTTGCAACAGATCAAAGATTAAACAGAGACAAACTTCTTCTTAATGATTTTAAAAAAGCCAAAGAACAAATCATTGAAGATATCATGGATATGGATAGTGGGGTTAGTGGAGCCACGGTAATAGATCGTGACGCAGGGATACCTAGATATCTGGCTTCAATGTTTTATAAAAGTAGCAGAGATAGTACAACAAGTGCTCATTTACCGAATGGTAGAGGTTTAGATAATGTTGAAATAGGAAGAATCGTTGGGTCTAGATCTAGTGATTTTGAGAATCAAGCAGATTTTTTAGAGGATATCCGAAAGAAAAGTAAAGCTAAGTACGGAACTCAAGGTGATGTAGATATACTTTCTGAAGTTTTAAGCGACAAAAATACAGAACTTGCTCGTGATTTTAAACTATTTAAGTTTCCTAATGCCAATCCAGATGATGGAAGAGACGTAATAATAACAGATATAGATATGATGAGGGATTATTACACCGATCTTATGAAAGCCAGAGACGAAGGTACATTTGGTACAATAGGTAGCGAGGCAGAGCGGGGTCTTTACGGAAGAATTAAGAAAGACAGAGTTACTTACGAGGATTATATACAATTAAAAAAAATAGCTAATGGCGCTGATTATTTTAAAGATAAAAACAACGCAAGAAAAACTCTAAGATATTTGATGAACGATAGAGAAAGAAAACTTGAAGCTGGTTTAATTAAAACGGAAATTTTCAACAAGGTTATGAATAATCCTAAAGTTACAGAAATTTTTGAATCTGATAACTTAATTGAATTAAAAGATAGACTTGCTGATTTAGATAAAAACCAAGCAAGTATGGACGATATTGCTTATGGTACAGAAAGAAGAAAGATTCTTGATGACATTAAAACAGACTTTGGACTGACAGAAGTAGGATCTGGAGACACTGCTTTTTTTAATTTAGAAATGTTAAAAGGTAGAAGTCCTATAGCAGACGCTTTCGCAAAAGCAGCAGACGAAGTATATGATGAATATAGTAAGACACTTAAAAAAGTGCCAGTATTAACCGATGCTTTTTACAACAGACTTCAACCAAGGAGACCAAAAACAACTGGATCATCAGAGCTAGACAATGCTTTTGGTGCTGCATTTTCTAATTTTTTTAAAGAACCTAAGTTATGGGATGTAAAAGAATTTAATAAAAAACTAACCGATAAAAAAAGAAAAACAGAAACAATAAATTCTGCATTTGATGATTACGTTCAAGAGAATTTTGTAGATTCTTCTACACTTATAGAATCAGCTATAGCAAAAAGAGGCTTAGAACAGTTTAAAAAAGACAAAGATTTTGTAGAAAAAAGAGTTGCGGCTGCAGAAGTCAATGAACAAGATACAATTAATCAACTAGCAGATTTTAACAGAGAAAAAGATTTTGATAAACTTTTAGAGGATTTAAAAGATAGACTACCAGAAGAGTTAAAAGATACTTTACAAAAAATAATTGAACATGAAAAAACTGTTTTACAAGGAGGCAATAAATTTCAAATGAATGTGCCAGTTTTAGACTATGGTCAGATGACAGAGTTGATGGTTCATAATGTAATCAAGAAAGCAAAAGAGTTAGGTTATGAAAGAGTTGTTTTTCCGTCTATGGAGGCTTATGACGACATGGCACAAAGAGAGTTTCTTCCTAATGGTGTTACTCAAAGAAGAGAGTACGGTGATTTAAGGGACACAAAGGCATACGACTTTGCAATCGGTAAACCTTTAACAGATGCTTTGAAAAAATATGGTAAAGGATATATTACAGCAAATGAAGTCATAGCGTCCAAAGCACAAGGAAGGACAGGCACTGCAAGAGTGGGTAAAAAACAAGAAAGATCAAATGCGATTGACGATGATCTACATAGGATAGTAGACTTAACAATAGAAGAGGCAAGTAAAAAAGCTGATTCTAATATACCACGAATGGCAAAAGGTGGTATACTTAGTAAATTTAGAAAGGCAAGTTAATGGCAATAGAACCAAGACAAATAGCACCAATGGTAGAAAAAGATATCGGAGCTGGTGGAACTGTTGAACCAGAAGCAGATAGTCTAGCAATAGAATTAGATGATACTCCACCAATGTTACCAGAAGGTATTGAGCTTGATACTGGTGAACAAATGGAAGTTGTGACAGAGCCGTATAACCACGAAGCAAACCTAGCAGAAGTTTTAGAAGATGGTGTATTGGCATCTATTGCATCTGACTTACAATCAAAAGTAAAAGAAGATTTAGAATCAAGGCAGGATTGGGAAGAGGCTATAGCCAAAGGATTAAACTTGCTTGGCATAAACTATGAGGACAGAAGCGATCCGTTTCTTGGTGCAAGTGGTGTAACACATCCACTATTGTCCGAAGCGACAACACAGTTTCAGTCACAAGCGTACAAAGAAATGTTACCGAGTGGTGGCCCAGTAAAAACACAAATACTTGGTGTTGCGACTAAACAAACAGAAGACCAAGCACAAAGAATAAAAGATTACATGAACTATCAGATTACTGAAGTCATGGAGGAATACGATCAAGACACAGACCAGATGTTGTTTTATTTACCACTTACTGGTTCTACATTTAAGAAAGTGTACTTTGATCCTACAAAACAAAGAGCGGTATCTAAGTTTGTACCAGCAGAAGATTTAATAGTTCCGTACTCTGCTTCTGATATCAGAACAGCAGAGCGAGTCACACACATGGTGCGAATGAGTTTTAATGATATCCGTAAACTACAAGTTGCGGGAGTATATAAAGATGTTGAATTATCTACAACAGACACTGGAGAAGACGAAGGAGCTATCCAAGAAACTACTGATGAGCTTCAAGGATTACATCCTAATTATTCAGACGACAGCTACACCTTACTTGAAGTCCATGTGGACTTGGATTTGGAAGGCTTTGAAGATCTGGATAGTCAAGGGCAGCCTTCGGGTATTATGTTGCCTTATATTGTCACCATCGATCAAAATTCAAATAAAGTTTTATCAGTGGTTAGAAACTTTAGAGAGCAAGATCCGTTAAAACGAAAGAGACAATACTTTGTTCATTTTAAGTTTTTACCAGGTTTTGGCTTTTACGGATTTGGTTTACTGCATACAATAGGTGGATTATCTCGTGCTGCCACATCTATATTGAGACAGCTAATAGATGCAGGCACATTATCAAACTTACCAGCTGGATTTAAGGC